GAAATACATGGCCCGCTTGGTATGTTTGAAGCTTACAAAAGAATGTATGCAGCCCTGGGTGTTGACAATGTAGAAAGCTTACTGCAACCACCAGCTGACACAACGCCGAAACCTATTGATTCTGGATTAGAAAATAGTGGTTTGATGATGGGCCAGCCACAACAAGCGTTTGAATCACAAAACCATCAATCGCATATTGAGGCGCATAGAAGTTTGTTTTTGACTCAAGTGGTTAAAGAAAACCCACAATTACAAACTATTATTATTAGTCATTGTATGCAGCATCTACAGTTTATGGCCGCGCAAATTTCTAAAGAACAAATACCGCCAGAAGTACAAGAGCGTATACAGGCTGTTCAAGCGCAAATGCAACAGCTACCACCTGACCAGGCACAGGCTGCTGCGTCAGAAGTGCAGATGATACAAGACCAGTTTGCTTCACCGATATTAGCGCAGATTACACAAGAGTTTTTACAATCTATTGGCCAGGGTGGTTCGGACGATCCTCTGGTTGCAATCAGACAACAAGAATTAGATCTTAAAGATAAGCAGATGGACCAAGAGCAAACACAGTTTGAAATGAAGCAAGGTCAAAGATGACAAGAAAAATTATTAGAGAACGAAATCCAGCGTCAACGCATAAATGTACAAAAAGATGTTGCAGATGATAAACTGGATGTGTCAATTCAACGATTGAAGCAGCAAGCGGACCTAAAGCTGCTTGAATTGGAACAAAAAATGAGAAGCTAGGTCCAGGAGCGATATTATGAATAGTGATAGGGTGGATGAAATTGCCGCATTAAGAGAGCAAAAAAAACTGGACCGTCAAGCAGAAGTAGAAGCAAGAGAAGCCAAAGAGGCTGAAGAAGCAAAATCTCACAAAGCGAACATGGAAAGGATAGCCAAGAAAATGGCTAAAATTGCAGCTGGTGAAAGTACAGTAGTCGAAGAAGCTCCGGTTGAAGAGCCGGTAGTCGAAGAGGTTATTGAAGAGCCAGTGGTTGAAGAGCCGGTTGTTGAGAAGCCGGTAGTAAAACCAAAACCAGCACCAAAGAAAAAAGCAGCCGTGAAAAAACCTACGGCAAAAGCTAAAGGAAAGTCACGAGGCAGACCTAAAGGTTCAACCAATAAAAAATAGGAGTATTTATGGCTATTAAAAAAGTGCCAAACAATAAGTCTTTTGACAAACCCAACCCTAATGCTATCGGTAAAAACAAGGGCGTTACAGCTATTGTTGATATGAAGGGCAAGGGCGCGGCGACCAAAGGCTTAAAGTTTAAAGTAAGAAATTAATCAGTATGGAAGACCTTACTTATTTCGACGTTGTTAAGAAGTTAATCAGAGAACGAGAAAAACAGATCTCTGAGACACTTATGTCCGGAGCACTAGAAAGTATAGAACATTATAAATTTTTGCAAGGCGAGCTAAATGCGTTATACTATATCGAAGGTGAACTAAAGGAACTTAACAAGGAAAAATAGTATGGCAAAATCGGAAACAGTTTTAGACGCTTATGTGGATCAGGACGAAAGGGTTTTGGACCCCACAATTCTAGAACAGTCTGCTTTAGATCGTATGCCGCAACCGACAGGTTGGAGAATGCTTGTGCTACCTTACGGTGGTAAAAAGACTTCGGACGGTGGTATTTTACTTACACAAAAAACCATAGACAAAGAAGCCCTGGCAACAGTGGTTGCTTATGTCGTCAAACAAGGTCCTTTATGTTACGGAGACAAAGATAAATATGGCGAAGAAAAGTGGTGCGAAGAGAAACAGTGGGTTCTCATAGGCCGATATTCTGGTGCTAGATTTAAATTGGACGATGGCGCAGAGGTCCGAATTATTAATGATGACGAGGTTATCGCCACAATCTTGAATCCTGATGATATACTGAGCGTGTAATTATGATAGAAAATGCAAACCAAGCCGAAGAACAAGAAATCGAAATAAGCGTCGAAGAAGATGCTGTAGTAGAAGCTAAGTCTAGCCCAGATGAAGAGCTAGAAACTTATACAAAATCGGTTTCTAAAAGAATCAACAAGCTAAACGCTAAAACGCGGGCCGCTGAAGAGAGAGCTGCAATGGCTGAGCAAATAGCTCACCAGCGCGAAGCTGAGATCCAGGCACTAAGAAACCATTCGCAAATACAAGCTGGTTCGGTTCTACAAAAAGAAGAAGAAGCCTTGCTTGCCAAAGAGCAACAAGCTGACGATCTTTACAAAAAGGCCGTACAGTCTGGCGATGCTGATTTAATGAGCAAAGCAGATACACTAAAAAGTGATCTGAGCATCCAAAAAGAAAAGCATAGACTTTCAAAAAACAGACAAGAACAAGCACAAGCTCAATACCAACAACAAATACAAGCACAGCCAGTACAACAACAAGCACAACCTGTTGTTGAGCCTACAAATGAGGCTTTATCCTGGTATGAAAACAACAAGTGGTATGGAGATGCAGAGGACCAGGGTAACCTGGAAGCTACTCAGTACGCATATTTCCAACACTATAATCTAATCAATGAAGGCCATGAGCCAGACAGTGACGATTATTATGAAGAATTAAACAATCGAGTTTATAAAGTTTACCCGCATTTGCAGAACGCAAGTGCAAGTAAAGACGCGCAAGTCGAAGCTAAACCCTCTGTGCAAAGAGTTGCTTCAGCTACTGTAGGCAGTGGTCGTCAAAAAACACAAGGTAAGAAAAATGGCGTAACATTTTCTAAGTCAGAAGTAGAGCGTCTTAGAGGGCTAAAACCGCATAATATGTCTGAAGAGGCATGGTTAAAGCGTGTGGCAGCTGAAAAGCAACGAATTGCATCTAGGGAGGCAATATAATGACAGAAGAAAAAAAAGTTACTGCTAACAGGAACTCTCGTGAATCCGAGGCTCACGATAAAGAATCTCGTAGAAAACCATGGCGACCAGTAAGAAGGTTAGAAACGCCGCCGGCTCCTCCAGGGTATACATACCGTTGGATCAGGGAGTCAATGTTGGGACAAGAAGATCGCGCAAATGTCAGTAGACGTTTAAGAGAAGGTTGGGAACTCGTAAGAGGTACAGATCTTCCTAGTGATTGGGAACTACCAACAGCGGACGATCAAAGCCGACACGCTGGTATTGTTTACAATGAAGGATTACTTCTTGCCAAAATACCTAACGAAACCGTTGAAGAGCGAAGAGACTATTACCAAGGTAAAAGTAAAGACGCTGTAGATGCACTGGACAATTCAATGTTTAGTGAATCTAGGAGAGATGGTAAATACGTTAAGTATGATCCCCAAAGGGATTCAAGAGTATCTTTCGGCAAAAAATAACCAGTACAGAAATGTACTTAATCATAAATAGGAGAATATAAGATGGCGAATAAAGACGCTTCTTTTGGACTAAAGCCTGTGAAAATGATTGGTGGTGCTCCGTATAATGGCGGACAGTCACGTTATAGAATTGCTGCAAACTATGGCACGAGTATTTTCCAAGGCGACTTGGTAATGCAAGTAACTGGCGGAGGTGTAGAAATACACGCTGTTGGCGGAACTGTACCATTGATTGGAGTTTTTAACGGCTGTTCATATACTGACCCAACATCTGGCGAACAGGTATTTAGTAACTACTATCCAGCATCTACGAATGCTTCTGACATCATTGCAAACATCATTGATGACCCTATGGTCGTTTATGAAGTGCAAGCAGATGAAGCTTTCCCTGTTGCGGATTTACTCGGTAACTTCGATGTTATCAAAACAAACTCTGGTTCTACCAAAACTGGTATTTCTGGAGATGAGGTTGATGTATCTACAGGTGCAACAACCGCAACTTTACCCCTGAAAGTAATTGATATTTCTCAGGATCCCAATAACCAAGACGTAGGCTCTTCCAATACAAATGTGTATGCTGTTATTCAGAATCATGTATTTGGTGTGAAAGCTGCGGGTCTAGCATAAGGAGTTAATAAATGGCTATTTCAAGAGCACAATTAGCGAAGGAGCTAGAACCAGGTCTGAACAGTTTATTCGGTATGTCGTATGATGAATACACAAACGAATACGCTGAAATCTTTGCCCAAGAAGACTCTCAAAGAGCTTTCGAGGAAGAAGTTTTAATCACAGGCTTTGGCGGCGCTCCAACAAAAACTGAAGGCGGCTCGGTTGATTTCGACCAGGCTACTGAAAGTTACACTAGCAGATATACGCACGATACAATCGCGCTTGCATTTGCTTTAACGGAAGAAGCTGTAGAGGATAACCTTTACGATTCTTTAGGTAAAAGATATACAAAAGCACTAGCGAAATCGATGGCTAACACCAAAGAAGTCAAAGGCGCTGACGTACTCAACAACGCATTCTCTTCATCTCATGTAGGTGGCGATGGCGTATCTCTTATTAACACTGCGCACGTCCTAGCGGGCGGTGGCACAGCTGCTAACAGAGCTACATCAATGGCTGACTTAAATGAGACTTCATTAGAAGATGCTTTGATTGATATTGCTACTTTTACAGATGACCGTGGATTGACGATTTCTGTCCAGGCTGACAAACTTGTGGTTCCACCACAGCTAGTGTTTGTTGCTGACAGAATTTTAAATTCACAAGGAAGACCAGGATCTGCTGATAATGACCTGAACGCAATTAAGAGCACTGGTGTTCTTTCTGGCGGTTACACAGTTAATCATTATCTAACTGATCCAGATGCTTTCTTCCTTCTGACTTCTGTTACATCCCAAGGCGAAGGCCTCAAGATGTTCCAAAGAAGCCCGATGGAGACATCTATGGAGCCTGACTTCACGACTGGTAACATTCGTTACAAAGCTCGTGAGCGTTACAGCTTCGGCTTTAGTGACTGGAGAGGAATCTACGGTTCACAAGGTGCATAACGAGTAGCAGCGTTGACTGTTATAGAAAGGGACCTTCGGGTCCCTTTTTTTTGCCTAAATTATTTTACATATATTTGTATAAAAACTTGCACATAACGACACGATAACCTATAATTAGTAAGTAATGATAATTAACAAGGAGAAAAAAAATGGCGTTTAACAGAGCATATTTAACAACTAGCAAGTTTGGCAGCAAGGGTTTGCTTGAGGGTAAAAAAGAAATCACTTTAGGGGTTGAGATTCCTGACGGTTACTTCACACAAGAAGTAGCGCCAGAGGCTCCGCTTTACAAGTTTGTGTGGAGAGATGCGTTTGGCTACCACTTGGAACCTGTTGACCAGCCAGAAGGCATGATTGGTCCAATGGCCAACGGTGTCTACGCTGAGATTCCTAGCATGGTTAGAGAGAAGCTTGCCAAAGCAAAAGGTATCAAAGGTTACGCGGTTCCAGAACTTATGAAGGTCCACGACAGGTTTGAGACTCAAGCACAGTACGATATGTTGAGCAGATAAGGAGACGCGAGTGGAATTGTACCTAGATTGGTCAAAAGGTGAAAAGCAGTCGGATGGCCGGCTGCTTAAAACCGCCAAGCCT